TATTCAACTTTTTCAGCTCAATCATGTTTCATTCCTCCTTACGCTGCGGCCTTCTGGTTGACCCATACGCCGTCGAGCTTGTTGTCGGGCACCCACAGTTCATGATACTTGCGGTACTCGATCAGCCACGCATGGGCGCCCTGGTTGGTCATGGGATCGAAGATCTTCATGGTGTCGGTCTTACTGACCGCGATCGGAGCACGGCGGGCGGAAACGATCCAGTTAACATCCACCGCGCCGGACGCCGGGGTAAAGCCGCCGACAGTCTGGCCGGTGGTCGAACCGTCGTTGAACACATAGGCGCTCTTCATCCGGGCAGAAGGCACCCTGAGTATGGGCGTGCCGTCCAGGCTCTTCACCTTGGACTGGACGGTGCCCTGTGTGAACTGGGTCACATCCAGCCGCTTCTCGATCTTGTCGGCCTGGTCGAGGACGACGGCTGCCGGGATGCTCATGGTAATGACCAGAGGCTCACCCTCGCCGACAATATCCTGTACGGCCGCGATATCGGCCAGCAGCTTTCCGAAGATGTCGGTGGTGGCCGGCGTGTATGCCGTCTTTTTAGACGCACCCGCCGCCAGGGCCGCGAGTTTGGAATAGCGGTAAGCGTCCACTTCCGGGATAACCTTGGTGCGCTGAAACTGGGAGGTCACGTTGGCCGCGTTGGCGACGAAATTCGTTTCGTCGACGGCCATGGCGTCCAGCTGGAACTTCCGGCCGCGGTCCTGCGTCATGGTGTACGTGCCGTAGGCCAGAGTCACAGCGCCCTGCACATAGCCGTTGTCACGGTCGTAATTGCCGAGACCGTCCATACTGATCTTCGGGATTTTGACCTCGTTGCCGCCGTTATAGATCACCTGCCCGGCATTGGATTCCATCCAGCCGGAGGTGGCACCCTCGATCATCTGCTGGTCGAGCTGCTGCTGAAACAAAGTAGCATACGCGAGCGTATTGATAGGCATTGATAATCACTCCTGTTTGTTAGAATCCCCTTGCCGCGGCGAATGCGTCCGCGACTTCCTTCGTTTCCGGCGCGTCGGGGTTGACGGAGCCGGCGCCGGTCTGATGACCGGACCCGCTGGGGTGCGTTTCCTCGACGGTGAAAAGATACCCGTCGGACTTTTTGAGGGCATCCAGCGCCGCGTCGAGACCGTCCACGGCGCCGTCGTCCTTGAGTGTGAGCTTAGACGGATCCAGCAGTGACTTGATGGCCGTGGCGTTCTTGCCCTTGGCTTTGGTAATACCGAGATCAAGCGCGGCGCTCAGCCGGGCGGTTTTCAGATCAGCGTCAAATTTCTCCTTGGCCGTCTTGTTTTCGCCCTGCAGGCGGGTAATCTCGGCCTGAAGCTTATCGGGATCGACCTTTTTCAGCGCCTCAATTTGCTTATCGCGGTCGGAAACCTGCGTTTCCAATGTCTTTTTCGTTTCGTTGGCGGCATTGAAATCCGATTTGGAAACGAACCCCTTGCCGATCTCGGCCGATACTTTCTTATCGATGTCGTCGGTGTAGGCGTCGCCCAGGATCGTTTTAAGCCATTCGAGCATAATGTACCTCCGTCCGCTATCCTTTTTATCCGGCCAGTCCCGGTATTGCGGGGCGCGTTCTTTTGCTCCGCGCGCCAACGGATAAAATATAAAAAGCACCCCTCTCGGGATGCTTTTGCGCATAAGAAAACCGCCGGCATAAAGCTGGCGGTTATATGACCTTTTCGATCTGATCTCGTTTTACCGTGATCGTTTCCCAATCCTTTGGCGAGGATCCAACATCAACTTCAAAAACTTCTTGATCCCCATAGACCTCGACAACTCCCCCAGTTCTGCCATCGGCGAGTAGAACGTCGTCATATTGCTTTATAATATCAAGCATCTTCTACTTCACCTCCTTAATGTAGCATGTCGTCATCCATGTGGCGCCATCTTTGATCTTCCAACCGACAATAACATTTGCCGGGGTGCTTTTTTGGCCGTACAGTACCATTTTCTGTTCATATTTTTTGCCGAAGCTATCTTCTGATATGTACTGCGCCGGATATTTGGGTGCGTGCTTCAGTATTTCAGTACGCAGATCTTCCCAATTTGATGCATCATACCCCAACCGATCGGTTATTGCGACACCCTTTGGCCATCCAGTCTTGCTTTTGGGGTTGAATAGGTATCCGGTAAATTTAGCATCAGCCGCGGTAGCAACCTTCGCATTGGGCAAAACCAGTTCGGGGTGAAGCTTAAGACGATTCTGACGTTGAAAATCGAGTTGAACGAATCCCCATTTCTCAGGTTCATTATACTTCAAATCCTGGAAATCCGCAATCTTTGGCGGTACTTCTTTGGGAAGGACTTTCAGCATTTTCCGCTGTTCGGCAGCATCGGCGTTGAGATTCCGGTACCGTTTTTGCGCCTTTTCCAGTGTATCGGCGCCATATTTCTCGGCGATATCTTTTCGCCACTGTTCGTAGGTTTTCCCGGCGGGTACCTTGTAATTCCGGCCGGTCTCAGGATCGCGGGCCGTGCGCATGCCCCCGGATTCCTCGCCCGGATAATACGCCACCGTTGTGCAGCGGTCGTTGGGATGCATCGGCGGGAGATTAACGCCGGTCTGCGCTTCGAACACCTTGAAATGCTTGCCGTCGAGCGCCCCGCAAACCGAGCAGGTGCGGGCGTCCAGCGTGGCCAGATACTCGTACCACTCGACGCCCATCGTCTTGTAGGCCTTGAGCGTGGCGTCGTTGTGCATGCGGTTGAGCTCAGTGCGTACCAGTCGCGCGGCTGCATAATAGGCAACATCGAACAGATCCATGATGTCGTGGGACATCTGCTGCACAGTAGCGCCGGACGTCAAGCCAGCATCGATGATCTTGCCGGCCTCCTTGGCGACCAGGTGCGTATTTTTCCAGACACGATCAGAGTAATTTTCGCCCTTCCAGCGGTTATTGAGCGCTTCGGTAACGTCACGGGAAGAAAGCGGCGAAAAGCTGGGACCCGTGACGGCGGCGCCCCCAGGAGCCGGAATGCCTTCCGGTTCTTTGGCCCGGTCGTACATCGTCTGATAATAGGCCGCGTCGTAGGTCTCAGATAACCGCTTTGCGCCGGCAGCGAGCTCTTTCGCATTGAGCCATTCGGCCTCTGCATCGATGGCCTGCCGAATAACCTGCAAGCGGCTGATGCGATAGGCATACGCCGGCGCATTGAGTTTTGCCAAAACCTCCGGGGCGTTTGACCGAGCATACTCTTCGCGAAGTGAATCCATGACCGCCGCGCTCTCCTGTGCGGTGAGAAGCTTCTTTGCTTCCGCCTCATCAGTGACCCCGGACGCCTTCATGAAATTGTCGAAGATTGCTTTGACGGCTTTCACCAGCCTGGCGGCGGACAGATCATAGATGCCACGGAGACGCCGGATGGTATCGCCGGTCGACTGAAAAGCGTCGGCTTCACGCTGCAGAGCACGCTTGACCCAATATTCTTTCGATTGCATCATTCACCACCGCCGGGAGGCTGATTCTGGCCCGGGGGCACGTCATTGTTCCCAAAAATATCTGCCCGCCGAGCGTCCTGCATGGCCTGCTGCTTTTCCAGATCTTTTTCGGCCTGGTTGGCGTCGTCTACCAATGGGTGCGCCGCCAGCAGGATATTATCCGGCACCAGCCCGCGGGACTGCATGATCATCTGGACCTGCTCGGTATCGTTGACGATCATCGTCTTGTTGATCGTGACGACGATTTTCGTACTGTCGAAAGCCGCACCGTTCCGGCGGTTGAGGTCATCCGTGAAGAACCAGAACAGGTCTTTCAGCGCCAATTTGAGCTTGAGGATCAGCGGATTAGCCTTGAGGTCCAGCTGCGTATACTTAAATTTCAGCGCCACGCCGGACGGATTGTTGCCGAGCTGCTCGTCGCTGGTGTCGATGCCCATGCCGAAATGGTAGATATCGTGCCGGAGCATGTTCAACCAGGACACGCGCTCGTCAACGGAGAGGGTAACCTGCTGAGCCGTCACGCTTCCGTCAGCGCCATCCACCGCCACCGCTTTGTTGATCTGCAGCTTCCGGGCGATCTGGCTGGCGACCTCACCGCCGTATCCATTGAGTACCCAGTAAAGAGCCACCAGGTCGATTTGGTCGTTGGTGGAACTGCTGGAGATCATATCGTAAGCGTCAATCAGTGACTTAATTCCGCAGGGCTGCCCGTTCTCGTCCTGCATCCCGAGATCGCTGACGTCGTCACTGTTGTTGTGCAGCGGAACAAACGGAACGCGGCCCCAGCTGTGGGGCTGTCGGCTCTGCTCGGTGGCATCGACCGTTGTAACATCCCACCAATGCGGAGCCGGATTGACCGGGAACGTCCCGTCAAGCAGGTAATTGCCCTGCTCGTCCTGGATGTAATAGGTCACGTCGTTGGCGGTCCACCATTCGACCTTATATCGTTTGATGGTCTGACCACTTTTGACAATGGAATAGGTGTAGAAGCGCACCACATCCTCAAGCACGGTTTGGTGCTCGCTGTCCCAGAAGGCAATCACTTCACCGGCCGGCACGATGCAATAGCGCAGCGCCCCATCCGGGTCGTAATAGACATGCAGCCAGCCGGTTCCCTTATTGGATGCCTCCTTTACCCAGTCGGAAAGCGCATCCGGAAAAGCTTCGTCGGTGGTGATCTCCGTGATGGCCGCCTCAAAGGCATCGTCGTTCTCAACGCTGATGGTCGGCGGCTTCCCCACAACATACCCGATCTTCTGGTTGACGAGTTCCTGGTGGAACGGGTGAATGTTGTGCATATTGGAATTGTTCTTGTTGATAACGGTGGTGACGACGTCCTTTTTCTGACCGGGGTTATTTGGGTCGTCGATGGTGTCATAAACTTCGGCCTGCTGAAAATTGTGCCTGAGGATATCATGGTGCCCCTGGTAATACCGAGCCCCAACCTCCATGAAACGGGTCTTGGCATCGACCGAGAAATCTTCGATGATGAGCTTGATGATCTCAGACTGATTCAGCTTTCCTTCGATTGTTAGGCGCGCTTTGATCTGGTCCAGATCGCTTATGTACACGGTTTACACCACCCTCACGTTTCTCATATCGTCCTCGCACGCATACCGCACGGCGTCGATTGCGTGGTTGTCATGATCGGGATACCCGGCTTTGAACTCGCCCCGGGCGTCCCGATCCAGCTCGTATCCGATAAACTCCCGCGCCGTGTTCGGGCAGCGCTTATCGTCGATCACGATCTCATCAAGGCCCTGCAGCCAGTGGATACCATATTCCACGCTGTCAGGGCCTTTCTTCGCACCACGAACCCGCAAGCCGTAGCCGCGCACCTCCGCAATACTCTTCGGCTCGGCGGAGTCGCATACGATATCCTTACCCTGCCCTCTGTGCTGCTTGACCTCTGCGGCCGCCGCCCGGTTGCTCAGGCCGACTTTATATACCTCGTCGTAGATCAGCAGGCGACGCTTCTTACGGTCGTAACCGGCCGCCACGTAGGCGAACGGGTCGACCGCGAAGCCCCAGTCGAGGCCATGCCTATGGCGGGGCATCGCTGTGACCTCGGCATCCGTGATTGTGCGGATTTTGACATTGGTGAAAACCTCGCCGCCAGTGCCGGTCGGGATCCCGAGATATTCGTGCCGGTATGCGTCCGGCTTGGTATCCTTGAGATGTTCGGCCTCAATGATGAACTCCTGCCCGAGCCATTCCGCCGGCACCGTGAGGTATGTGCTGTGGTGCTCGAGCATGCCGGGCATAGAAAAAGCAGTCGGATCATTGACCCAACTGCGCTGCGATCTCGGCGGGTTGTAGCTGTAAAATACGCAGAACTGCGGGCCGCCGCGGAGAACGGACTGCTGTATGCTGCGGATCTTCTCGGGGCCCTCGAATTCGTCGAGCTCCTCAAACCACAGGTATTTGATATAGCCGCGGGCGACCTTAATAGACTTGCTCTTTGTCGGACTGTCCGCGCCTCGGAAAAGGATCTGCTGCCCCGTAGGCTTATAGGTGAGCCGCAGCGGACTAACGGATGCCTGCCAGTATTGAGATACTCCCAGCCGCTCGATACCCCAAAGGATCTGCTCATAGACGCTATCGCGAAGGTTTACACCGTACCTCCGATATACAACAGCGTTGGTGATCTGGCCGGCTGCAGCGTCCCGCATGATGCCCAGCGGGATCTCCGTGCCGACAAAAGAGGATTTCGTCGAGCCGCGGCCACCTGACAGTTTATAGAACGTGTGGGCGCCGGCAACGACGTCCCGGTGCAGCTCATAGAACGACGGGGCAATCAGCTCACTAAGACGCATCGTCCGGTTCCTTCGGCGGTGACGCATCCGGAATATCATCGACGATCTGGACAGGCAGCGCGCCGGCCACGGTCAGCTTGTCATCAAACATGCCAAGGTGACGACCGAGCAGCTCCAGCGCCTTGAGCTTATCGGCGAATTTGACCTCGTGCTCTTCGCTGTCGCCAGAATCTCCCGATGCTGTCTTGACACGCACCGACGCGATGGCCGCAGTATCATCATTCGAGGCATTCGGCAATACCCGTGCGGTATCCAGATCAATCACGTCCCGGGGGTTCAACAGTGCCACCCGGGCGAGCTCCCGTATCACACGGTCCGCGGTAACGCCGGTGCGGCGGGACTGAGCGGCGATGGCGGCGTCGACACGCGCGCGGATTTGAGGTTTTTCAAGGTTTTCAGCTCCGATCGCCCCGGCTGATCTCGGGCTGTATCCGGCCCTAATCGCCGCCTGTGTTGCGTTCAGGTCGATCAGGTATTCCTCTACGAATCTTTCCTGTTTCGGGGTCATGGCACTCATCACCTCTCAATCGCCGCTTTGCGACATAATATGCATCCACATCCCGGCAGATAGCTCCCCAGGTCCGGTTATCCATGCAAGGCCGGTAATGCGGATGTTTGCGCTCCATACGATCACCACAAAATATTGACGGTACTAACATATCATGTACCATATGTTGATAACTCTGTTGAAAAAGTGGAATCCCACAACAAACTTGGGATAAAATAGAAACGCTCGGGCGAATTTTGAAGGAAGTGCTGATTTCGGAAAGGCTGGAAATA